CATCCTTCTTTTTCTCCTGCTAAAAGTGCTTCACCATTCAATGTCCACAAGATGATTTGAGGACGGCCATAAGCCATCAACTTCAATTGTGTAGTCATTTCATTAGTTAACTTCTTTAAGTTCAATGTTAATTCTTGAGAGAAGAAGGTTGTACCATTTTCTCTTGACGTATTAACTGTTTCAGTATACGCACTTGTTCCTTTTAATTCATAATAATACAAAGTACTACCTGAAGGAATTGCTGTTAGTTCGCCATCACCATTTTTAGTGAATGAGCCTGTTGTGTAATTGATAAAATAAACTCCTGCAAGTCCACCTACCGATTCTTTACAAACCTCATTTCTACCTTTTGATACTTGACAATTTAATCCTGTTAGTGCCATAGCTGTTGTTTTTTATTTTAAGTTATTAAAAAGGGTGAGTTTTGTTTCTAAGCTACTCCCCACCCTTGTTATATTTTATTAGTATGCTCCGTAGTATACAATATCGCTAGCGATACCGAACTGAACACCTGAAGTAAATCTCATGATGATACGATAGTTCTGAGAACCGTCGATGTCTGCCATATCGATTACTTTTACTTGATTGTAGTCAGATAACAAACCAGTTCCGAAGAATAAGTTTGATTTTTGTGCTGCTACAATTTTGTTATCACTCATACCTGGACAAAGAACAACGTCTATACCATTGTAGTTGTAAGGTTTTTCTCCGATAACAAATTGGTTTTGGTAACCACTTGCTGCAACACCAGTAACTGTTGTACCTGCTGTAGTTGATACACCAGAAGTTGCTTGTTGCCATGCTCTTGCTACGTTTGTACCAACATATAAAACTAAATCTTGTTTACCATAAACTGTTGTTGGAATAGTTTGTACGATAGAATCGAATTTAGCGATAATGTTTGCTGAGGTAACTGAACCTGAGATGATAGCTGAAGAACCACCTGATACTCTTGCTGGTAAAACTCCACCTGCTGCAACTGATGCAGAGAATAAGTTTTCAAAACCATTGAAAGTTCCAGTTGATGCTAAACCTTGCCAGATGTTTGTTTCTGTTGCTTCTGCAACTTTACCACCGATGTAAGATACTAAGTAATCATTGAATGATTTTGGAATTTCATCAAACGCAGAAAAACCTAAGTTTAAGGCTTCCCATGAGTTTAAGAAATCTTGCTTACATAATTGTACGTTTACTTGTAACTCTGCTGGAGTTAGGACTTGTTCAGAGATTGTTACTGAACCTGTGTTTGTGATGAAATCGCAAGATGCTGCGTTAACTAAGTTAGCAACTGCTAATTTCTGGATAACTGATTTGTACTTCACGTTTGGCATGATAGTAACCAATTTCTTATCCAATGTGTTTGCACTTAACAACGCTGCTGCGATGTATCCCGATGCTGCCTCACCTGCGTATGTTCCGCCAGAGATAGTTGGGTTTGCGAATTTTTGAATTTTGTTCATTGTTTTTTTCTTTTTGAAATTAATAATTTTATTTATAAAGTTTAGATAAGAATGCAGATTGGAAATCTGATTTATTCTTACCAAAGTTTTTATTGTTAGTTTGTGATGAGAACTTTTGAGCTGAATCAGTTGGAGCACCATCTAATTTTGGTAACTCTTCTTCTTCTTCTTTTTTCATTTCGATACCTTCTTCTTCCTCAACTACTTCTTCATCTGTTGGTGGGACCATTGCTTCTTCCATCTTAGCTATTTTCTTTTCCATTTCTGAAATTCTATATGCTAATTTAGTGTAAGTCATTTCTTCCTCTGCACCTTCTCCGATTGGAGTTTCATCTTGTGGAATTGGTTCTTCAGTTTCAGTCTCTTCTGCTGCTTTAACTGAACCTTGTGTTCCATCTTTTACTTGTCCTTCAGAATCTGGCATTACGTTTTCTTTATCTTCGTTGCCTGATTGAGGAATCTTTTCTACTGGTACTTCTGCTAATTCTACATTTTCTCTTTCTACGATTACACCGTCTTTAGAGATTACTTTGATAAGAGTTTCAACTCCTTCAGAATCTTTTAGAGCGAGTTCGTGAGTACCATCTGGTGCTGGAGATTTAGTTCCATCTTCTGCAACCACTTCGATACCTTCACCTACATCAAATGTTTTTGATTCAACGATTGTACCGTCTTTTAATTTTGCGTAAGTAAATGTTACCTCTTCTTCTAAGTTAAGGATACTCATTATTTTACTTAATACTGTTTTTGAATTCATATCTTTCGAGTTTGTATATGCTATAATAACATACGGGTTTAATAAAATAGTTATTTTTTGTTTATAATTTTTATGATGTTGGTGTAAATACTGACGATGATGGAAATGCATGATAGATATAACCACTACCTGATGTTATGACACCACCTGTTGCTCGCGGAGTTGCATTTGTATATCTTAGGATTACAATACCACTACCTCCAGAACCACCGGCACCATCGGATGGCCCATTAGAACCACCACCTCCACCACCTCCGGTATTAACCGAACCATTTTCACCAATACGTGTTCCACCTTGAAATCCACCTCTACCACCACCACCAACTCCACCTGCAGTTCTTATACCAGTAGGTGCGTTAATTTCACCTGCTCCTCCTCCACCTGCATAGAATGTTCCATTTAACCATTGAGAACCACTACCACCAGGACCTGATAATGCTGCTGAAGCTCCTGCTTGACCGTCTATACCTGCCTGTGCTGCTCCACCACCACCACCTGCTGCGTTACCTCCTAAAGAAGCACCTCCAGCATTTCCTTGACCTAATGTTCCACTTATAGCTGCAATAGGACCATATGATGCTCCACCACCAGAACCTCCAACTAAACCTGCTCTACCAACAGTTCCTCCACCACCTCCGCCTAAGGCTGAATAACTTTGGAATGTTACTTGGTCGTATATTGAAGATGTAGCACCATTACCACCATCCGTTGTTGGAGAAGTTCCCGCTGTACCACCCGAACCTACTATTATATCAAATAAAGATGAACTAAAACTACCACTAATTAAACCACCAGCTCCACCTCCACCACCGGCAGCACCTCCACCGCCTCCACCTGCAACTACTAAGTAATCCATAGTAAAGATTGGTCCCGGACCTGGTATTGGTCTTCTAAATACTCCTGATGTTGTAAATGTATGATATGTGTATCCACCACTTGAAGTGATAGTTCCACCTGATGCTTGAGTTTCTCCTTGATATCGTATTACTACAACACCACTACCACCGGCTGCACCGACAACACCAGTACCATATGAACCACCTCCACCACCTCCGGTGTTTGCTGTACCAGCAAATCCTGAATTACTTCCTGAAATTGCTCCACCTGCTCCTTTACCACCACCATCAGTTGCACTACCTCCGAATCTTGAAGAACCTGCGGAAGAACCTCCTCCAGAACCTCCACCACCACCTGCTCTACCGATGCCATCAAACCATGTGATACCTGTTCCACCATTACCTGGAGTAGTTACAAAACCATCACCACCAATAACGACAGAAGAACCGCTAGTTGCAGCACCTCCACCGCCTCCACCACCTTTTTGGTAAGTGTTAGCAGCCTCACCACCATTGTTTCCACGTGGTGGGGTACCTGTGCCTGGTTCTGATTTGAACGGATTAGTATTTTGTACACCTGCTGCTCCTCCTCCTCCCGAATCACCATTACCACCCGGTAAGGCTGTTGATATACCAGCAACAGTAGAAGAACCTCCTCCACCGCCACCACCATATGTTGTAATGAATAATTCAGGTAGGGTTGTGCTCGTACCATTACTACCACTTATAGTACCACTTGTAGCCCCTGCACCTCCTGCACCAATTGTTATGTTGTATATTACTTGGTCTATTGTCGTACTACCACTTACTACTCCACCTGCTCCACCACCACCAGAACCTCCGACAGTAGTATAACCACCACCACCACCTCCACCAACTACTAAATAATCAATAGTTAATCCAGGTGTCTGAAAGAATCCAAAGTTGTGTTGTAATCCCATTATACCATATTTTTAGTTGCTACTACAAATACATTTGATGTATTAGTTGATACTAATGAAAGTAAATCTATCTTACCACTTGTAGGGGTTGCACTATATGAGAAACCAGATGGTTGTAACATTGTAGGTGCAAGTGATGCAGATGAGTTAGTACCTGTGGTAATAACTAAAGTTGCACTCACTCCCGCTGATAAAGTTGTTGGTTTAATATGTGTTGTTGTATTATCTGCAAGTGTTAGGGTAAAGTATGTTCCTTGTGAGAAATCTAATGATGCAGTTGATGCAACAATACTTTGTGATACAATGTTTTGAAATACCCCACCAGTCACAAATAGATTCGATTTAAGAGTAGTTGTCCCATTGACCGTTATAGTTGTACCACTTGCAGTAAATGCAGTGATAAGGGATGCGGTATAGGTATTTAGAGATTCGGTTGATTGAGAAAGTGTTGTAAACTTTGTATCTACCGAACCTGTATATGTTGCAAGATTAGAGAACTTTGTATCTACTGATGCGGTGTATGTACCTAATGTAGTAAACTTTGTATCAATAGAACCAGTGTATGTTGCAAGGGTTGTATTCTTAGTTTCCTGAGAAGATGTAAATGAGTTTAAAGAAGCTGTTGCTGATAAAATAGATGCAGTTACATTTGATAGTGTACTCCACTTTGTATCATTACTTCCAGTATATGTAGCAAGGGTTGTATTCTTTGTATCTTGTGAAGCCGTGTATGTTCCTATGGTAGTGAACTTTGTATCTACCGAACCTGTATATGTTGCAAGAGTACTATTTTTAGTATCTTGTGAAGCAGTATATGAGTTTAAACTTGTATTAATCCAACTACCACTAGCAGAACCAATCGTTGAAAATTTAGTATCTACTGATGCAGTGTATGTACTTAATGTACTATTCTTTGTATCTTGTGATTGTGTATATGTGTTTAGTGCAGTATTATCCCAACTACCACTATCAGAACCGATTGTAGTAAATTTTGTATCTACACTACCAGTATACGTTGCAAGGGTACTATTCTTTATATCTTGAGATGCAGTAAAATTATTAAGATTTATATTTTCACCTACCACTACATTTGTTAACGCACTACCATCACCTTTAAAAAATGATGCAGTGACAGAACCTGTGATACTTTGATTTCCTATAAACGTATTAGAACCAGTAGTTGCATAACTTCCAGTCTTTGCATTAATACTTTGTAAGGTTTGATTCCAACTACCACTATCTGCAGTGTATTGGATTTGATTCACAGTCGAATCAATTACGTTTGTATTGTATGACCTTAATATCGCAGGGGTTATATACCCATTGTTATTGTTAGGAAAACTTTGATTGCTATCGACCTGTAAGGCCACTTTACTTAATTCTGGCATATTCTTTTTATTTCGTTGTTATGATAGGATTTCAAAACCATCTGAGTAACCACTACTAAAACCACCTAATGCGATTGCTTCTCCGGTGATGTTACCAATACCTTGTTCTATTAGATGTCCTTTACAGCAATCTACTCTATATGTGTCTTCATCTATACAAAGACATGCCCTTCTACTATTCTTAGGAGAACTCAATCCTAGTGTTGGACCGAAGTACACACCAGAGTTATTTTCTCTATTAACAGAATATCTTAAATTGCCATTGCGTGAGTTACTCCATTTTCCCATATCTTAATAACAACCCTTTCACGAAATATAATTAGTTATCCATTCTTTTTCATATTCTCTCTATGCACTAAGTTCTCTAAGACTGTCTTATCAGATTTATACGAAAGATAAAGTAGGCACATCTCTAAAGGATATGCAGTTACTTCCGTGAACTTCGTGATGTCTCCTCCGGCAAGTTCAACAATCGACGAGTAAGCTGACCACTTTTTAGCAAAGTTTGCTTGATGTTGGGAAGGTGCTCCACCTCCTTCAAAAAGTTCGGGATAGAACTCACTAAGTCCGTTGATAAAAGTAAAAAAAAAAACAGCGTACCAAAGTGGATATCCATACCCCACTTCCTGATGATGTCCGTTCTATCCTTTAGTGTATAGGGTTCTATCTCATACATATCACCATTCTTTCTTGTCACTGGTCTATATAGGATATTCATTATCTTTACCCAATTCTCATCTATTGCAATGGATGAAAACTTACTGATATCTAAGTACGCACCATAACTCATTTGTGATAGGTTAGGTTCGAATCCATATTCTACTCCATCCCACTTAACGAATCGTTGCAACTCATAATCAGTGCGAGTAATGAATTTACTTAACTCATTCTTTAACATTAGAAAATCTTCTATCGATACCTGTTTCAGATATTCCGCATCTAATCCACATAGTTCTACCATAAGAACTGCAGTGGTTGCTTCTTCATCATCCGCGTATTGTTTTAGAAGGTTTTGTAGTTTAAGATATCTATCTAAACTCACATCGTTCCAATCAGTTGGGATGTGTAAAGTTAATTCCTGCACCATA